GATGTAACGCTCATTACGGTGGTTGCGTTGGAATATAAATAAAAGCCGCTTGACGTAAGCGACCATCCGAAAGAGGAAGAAGAATCACCGCACGTCTTATCCGCCTTCATAGAAACCTCTGCCGAAATCTCGGTAGCCGTTTGTTGCAAGGTGGATACGTTTGCCGTCAGTGTTGTAATACTTGAGGTATTGTTATCAACCTCTTGCGTAAGCACGGAAACTTCACTAGTAAGTCCATCAAGGCTACTTTGAAGGTTGTTTGCCTTTGTGGTCAATGTAGAAACATTGCTACGCAAGGTGTCCGTGCCGTTTTGCTCTTTCCAAGCAGAACCATTATAAACATAAGTCCTCGGTGGAGAATAACTCGTATTCACCCACAGTTGACCTTTATACGGATTGCTCGGTGCTGTAGTCGAGGCGATGACGTCATTGAGCGAATGTATTGTAAATTGTGCTTGCGCCTTCATTTATCACCCCTCCTTTGCTTCGAGCTTGGCTTCAAGTTCTGCTATTCGTTTTTTCAGCTTTTGTATCTGCCAAGTGTTAAGAGCAACGAACTCGTCACGGCGCAGTTTCCACGTCTCTTTTTCACTGCCGGGGCATTCGAGCATTACGGCCGCAAAGTCAGAAAGAGACAATCCTGCACTTTCAATTGCCTCAATTACCTCTTGCGCAACAAACCCCGTGTGATACCTTTTTGATGTACCATCGACGTACTTGTATCGTTTAGGAACAAGACCGTCGAAAAGCAAATCATAAGAATCTGACAGAGGCTCAATGTTTTTCTTGATACGCCTATCCGATGATGCGGTGTTAATGATATCTACGATTGTTTGCCAACGCACATTAGGATAGGTTGAGTTTCCGTATAACTTGTAACGCAAGGTTTCTGGATAAATATATACTGTGTCGTTACCATTAAATCCCGCTACGCTTCTATATGAAGCTGACATTCCCGAACTGCTATATCCCCAACACCCTATAGAACCTGATGTAAAATAGCTATATTTTGCCCAAACCGTAGTAGTGTTGATTTTTACTCCTGTCGCAGTATTTCCCGATACCGAGCCGTAAAGTAATCCACCATCCGTTATGCTTAAACTTCCTATAGTGCCACCCGTTGCCGTAATCGTTCCCGAGAACGAACCCGAAGCAGCCGAGAGTCTACCTGAAAAAACAGCACCCGATGCATCATCCACACGGAAACCGGGGAGATAAATATAATAGTTTGAATCGTTGTAATTGGCATCAATGTAATACGAAGAGTTGTTGCCAAAATACAAGCGCCCCTTGACAGTCAAATTTTGTACCGAACCCGAGGTTGCAGTGATAGCTCCCGTGATGGTTGCCGAAGTTGCCGTAAGTGCGCCAGCCGAGGTCACATAGAAAGTTCCAGCGCCCAAGCCAATGCCATCTGTGCCAAGATAAACACCTGCGGTAGTACTGCTATAAGCCGTTTTTGTCTTATAAATGGCGGATGTGCTTATGGTAAAACCACCGATATTTCCGTTTGGGGCTTGCAACGTGCCTTCAAAATAAGCAGAGGTATCATCCACACGGAATTTTGGAAGGTAAATATACCACGAGCCGTTATCGTAGTTAGGGTTTAAGAAATACTCTTGATTTTCGTTGAAATAAATATTTCCAATAATCGTTACATCGGTAAAAGTGCCGCTTGTTGCGTTTATCGTTCCCGTTATACTTGCGTTCGTAGCATAAAGATACCCTGCCGAGGTAACGTAAAAAGTACCTGCACCCAAGCCGATGCCGTTGGTGCCAAGGTAAACACCTGCGGTGGAATTACTATAAGAGGTTTTTGTCTTATAAATTGACGAATAACCTATCGTAAAGCCGCCTATAGTACCACTTGTTGCCGTTATATTACCGCTGACCGAAAGCCCCGAACTTGTAACACTCATAACGGTTGCCGAGCTTGAATAGAGATAAAAACCACTACTTGTAAGTTTCCAACCGAAAGAAGAAGTCGAACCGCCCTCGGCATTAACTTTTGTGCTGACTGTTGCGGACAAACTTGACGTCGTTTGCTCTAAAGCGGAAATATCACCTTCTGCATTGGACACACGGGTCGTAAGGCCACTGACGGATGTTTTTAGTGTTGTAATATTTCCTTCGGCAGTGCTGACGCGCGTTGTAAGACCCGAGGCAGTTATGGTAAGATCTGAAATGTTACTTTCGTTTGCGCTTACACGCAAAGCAATACTCGATGCCGTTTGCGCAAGCTCGGATACGTCGGTTTGAATATCAAGGATATCCTCTTCAACAGTTCCGAGGTCGTTTTCTACCGTCTCCACTCTCGTTGTTACTGCGGAAACAGTACTTGTCAGCCCATCGAGGTTGCTTTGCATCGTATTGGACTTGGTCGTGAGAGTTGAGATGTTGCTACGGAGGGTGTCTGTGCCGTTCTGCTCCCTCCAAGCCGAACCATTATAAACGAAAGTCCGAGGTGGCGAATAACTCGTATTCACCCACAACTGACCTTTGTAAGGGCTTGACGGCGCAGTTGTCGCGGCTACTACATCATTCAAAGAATGAATTGTAAATTGTGCTAGCGCCTTCATTATCCGCCCCTCCTTTGTTTTAGATAGTTACGACCACCATAAAGGTTGCTTTGGTCGTTACGTCGGTGTTGGATACCGAGAGGGTTTTGCCCGTTTTTGTACCGCTTGTACCCCAAGAAGTGTCGATTGCGCCGTCCTTGTTGTACTTCGTCCAAGTATAAGTGCCTTTGCCGTCAGCATCGATTTCTGCACCCGCCTGATATACCACTGCGGTAAGAGTTGTCGAACCCTGTCCGTTCTTAAAGACGTCTCCGCCCGTGGAGGTAATCACTACCTGAATGGGGTCGGAGTTGTCGATAAAGGTCGCAACATCGGTGAAGGTGCTATTGTAGGTGTTGGATGCAGAGTCAGAGTCTGTTGCAATACACTTGAATACTGCATAGGAATCAACCGCTGCCGCATAAATCGTAATCGTTGCCGTAGTCGTTCCCGTGTATTTACCAGTGGTGTCAGCAAGTTTTCTCCAACCAACACCGAAGCCTGCATCATATCCTGCGGACGAGGAGGATGTTACCGAGGGGTCTTGGATAGCCCACTTATAGGACACATTGGTAGTATCAACAACAGAGCCTCTCCAAAGCTCTGCTTTTGCCGTAAGGGTGGCAACCTCGGTGTTTTTGAATACGTTTCCGTTAGGGGTCGTAACAAGAAGGTCTACGATACCGCCGCCGTTAACAACGCGTGAGAAGGTAATCGTAAGCGGATGCGTAATTGAAAGACCCGTAGAGGCATCCTTGTAGGTAATAACACAGCGGTAATCAATGCCGGGAAGTCCCGCCATCACGTTGGCCTTGACAGTTAAAATATGGCTCTTTGCGCCACTTAACGCATAGTTGCCAGAAGATGTGATTGCGGTGTTAGACGACCCCTGATACCACTTAACCGAAGTAACCGCCGCAGATGTGATTTGGTCGGTAGTCGTACCGATAACATACAAGCTCGGAGTAAGCACAAGGTTTGTGCTTGCCCAGTTAGGATTGTAAGTGTTGTTATCGGGGTTAAACATCTGCGATTTTGCGTGGTTTGAGCCGATATAACCCGTAAGGGTTAAGGCGTCGTTGTAGTCAATAATTGTAAACTGACCTTGTGCTTTACTCATGATAAAAACTCCTTTTTATAAAAATTAGCCGAGAAGGCTTTTTCTTGTAGTTGTGTCAATAAGGTCACAAAAGAAAGTGGCACGAATATTGACGTCCTCTTTGGTTATGTCGATGGACTTTGCACCGCCATAATGCCTATCATTCCACTCTTTGTCGGCTTCGGCATCATCGGAAACCCTCGTCCAAATAAACTGATTTGGGTCAAGCGTATCGGTGATGTTTTCATCCCACGAAAAGACGGTAGCCGTTAAGGTGGTGTTGATATTATTGTTTTTAAAGATGTTTCCGTTGGAAGAGGAAATCACAAGGCGGTACATCTTTTGCTCGTTGATTTCATCAATACGGGTATTTGCTTCTTCCACCGATTCTGTGGTCGCATATGCGCGAAGCACCACCTCTCCCGTTTCAAGATTCCAATAGGAAGAGCCGTCTTGGGAAGAGAGCGTTCCTGCCTTGATGATATTTGCGATTAAAGTGCCGGAGGTGATGAAATCCGCAACGATTGCGCCGTCTGCCGTAATTGCCGTTTCGTAGGGACCATTATAGCCGTGACTTGAAAAACCAAGCCCTCCTACATTCCAACGCCAAATATTAACAGCAGCTTCAATCGTAGGCGCATCCATAACAAGAAGCTCGTAAGGCTGACCCGTGTCATCTCCTCGCAGCACTACATAGCCACCACTCTGTCCTGTAATCAGCTTCGTGGCGCTATTGATAGCAGACGTCATAAGGCTTGGTAAGCGGTCTACCTTTTGAGCAGCACTTTCCACGGCGCTTTGCGTGCTTGTTACTGTGTCAACAAGGGTGCTTTTGGCAGAGCCGAGTGTAATAGACACATATTGCTCGGCAAGAGTGTCATAAACCGTGGTCACGACTTTTGCCGTAGCACTTACGCCAAGGTCTGTGTGCTTAATCGTTACGCGGTCGCAAAGAGAAACTCGTTCTAAAACCGCTGCATATTCGGGTTGTTTCCATAAGGGTTCAAAAGAAACCTTAATCGTAGGATTTTCAACACCTAAAGGGTTGTTTTTGAGGTAGGTTTCGGCCTTTGAACGAAGCGCCTCCTCGGTAATAACTTCATCCATCCCAAAGGAATCGGTAAAGTCTTTAATAAGAGTTTTGCGTTGAACAAGAGTGCTATTAGAGATAGACAGAACTTGCTCCGAAAGAGTAATTACGATTTCATTGTCATTTTCATCGGTCATTACCGCATACGGCAAAATGTCCGTATAAACTCCTGAAATATCAGCATCTTGCTCAAGGCTAGTGAGGTTCTTGCCGTATTCAATAACCACTCCCGTCGACTTACCGCGCCCTTGATGGTGAATGACTCGGTAGTTGTCCCACTCGAACTCACCGCCCCAAAGGCTAACAAGAGAACCCTCCTCGCCACCAAGCACGGATCGTATGCTCTTTGGCTTGGATACCGAGAAAGGCTTGCTGTTTTCGTAGTCGGTATGGAATGTAAAATTATGCGGAGTCAGTGCTTTCTCGAATACTGTATCGAGTGCCACTTGCGGCATAATATTTTCTGCACTCCAAGGCGTGGTCGCAATAGAAGTAAGGTCGTAAGATATGTGTTGCGCATATATTTTTACAATGCCGTTTAGAGGCTTTGTAATTCTGTAAATACGGAACATCTGGTTCGCAGACGTATCGTTCGGTTTTGCTTTAATTAAGCGCTCCTTCTGTATTTCAGAATAGAACTGTCCCGTGATAGGATAGCTCATTACGCACTCATAGCTTCCGTTCCTTTCCTCTGTCACTTGGCAAGAAATCGTGTCTGCAAGAGTACCGATTCCGTAAGTGGAGAAATTGGTAGCATTTGCTTTATAGAGGACAGGAATCATATAGATTTCCACCTCGGGATGACTTCAATGCTCGTAATACCACCATCAAAGGCAATGGTGTTATTGCCGGGTGCAAAAGTAGGAAATCCCTCACCGCTGACAGTATCGTTTTTAGGCTCGGTGTCGTGATAAAAATTCATAAGCTCTGAGTCGCATTCGGTATATCCGTTCAGGGTGGAAAACTCCCATATTTTATTGCTTGAAGTCGATTGTATTGTAAGTGTTCCCGTGCCACGGCCGTTGATTTTCAAATAAGGTTTTGCTGCAAACGGATACGGATTCGTAAGAGTAAAAGGTGATGTTGTAAAAGTGCTTTTGACTTGACCCGTGTGCGAAAAACGCATAGGATGACAAGTAAAGTTTACAGTAAACACCCCTATCTTACTAACTTCATCCGAAATGTCGAGCTTGTTATTGAACACGGCTTTGCGGAAAAATGAAGTATCGTAGCTATCCGACAGAGTGTGATAGCGGTCGGGTTCGGTATAAAGCCAACACTTGACCGCCGTTACCTTGTCGGAGAGTTCTTGAATACTTTTTGCCGGGATAAAGCAAGTATACGAAACCATGGTGTTTGGGAATCTGCCGTTTGGGGAAATAAGGTCTCCGTCCCGCCCCGGTATAGACTGAAATTTAAGGTCATACTTGGGGGCGGAATAGACATCTTTCGAGCTAATACGGACACCCATATCCTTGGAACTGATACCGTTATAAATAAAATAATTCATGCAAATACCACTCCTTTTCTTTGGGCGTATGCACCTGCCGTTGCCATAATTTCATTGGTCAACTCGGTGATATCCTCGCTCGTATAGTTATTGAAATTCTGAATGTTAAGTTGAAGAATAAAGCCACCAGAAGCTCCCGTCGTACCATCGGTGACAGTGCTATGCGCATTGACGTCGATATTCTTCGGCAGAGTTGTGGACAGATCTGCGGAAAGGTCATTAAACACTCCATTGAGGTCTTTGCTCATATCCGTTGCCGCATCGATTGCTTCACCTGCGGTTTCATCGATACCACCTGCAAGTCCCGTCATAAGCATATCGCCCACCCACGCCATTTTACGTGAGGGAGAATGAATGCCGAAGAAATCACAGATGCCGTCCCAAAGGTCGGAAGCCCAAGAGGATACCTTATCCCAAATCCAAGAGGCGAGGCTCTGGATGCCTTCCCACAAGCCCCTTACAAGGTTTGCGCCTACCTCTACGAAAGAGCCAAGCCCGTTCATAAGTGCGCTTACCAAGGAAGTGATGATTTTCGGCATCGACTTTACAAGCTCGATAATGATGGCAGGCAGATTGGTAATAAGGCTCATAAAGAGGTCAACACCTGCTTCGATGAACTTATCAATGCTGCCGAGAAGCCCGTTGATAATGCCGTTTATAAGCTCAGGCAAGCACCCCACAATCGTTACGATAATCGTAGGAAGCTCCGTAATCAGAGATGTCAGCAAATCAATGCCGCACTCGATAATCATAGGAATCATACCGAGCAAGGTGTCAATAATGCCAACGATAATCTCGGGGATTGCGTTAACAATCGTGAATATGATTTCGGGCAATGCGCCTATCAGGGACGTTATAAGAGTAAGTCCTGCGTCAATAATCAGCGGAACTGCACCGATTACGGCTTCAAGAATACCCTCGATAATAACAGGAATTGCGGATACAATCGTCAGTACAATATCGGGAAGTGCGCCAATCAAAGATGTAATAAGCTGAACGCCCGCATCGATAAGAAGAGGAATTGCTCCGATTACTGCCGTAAGGATACCGTTGATAATCTCGGGTATTGCCGCAACGATGGTTTCTATGATTTCAGGCAAAGCACCAACAAGAGCCGTGATGAGCTGAAGACCTGCGTCCACAATCTGCGGAATAGCCTCAAGCACTGCGGTTAGGATGCTCTCGATAATAAGAGGGATTGCCTCCACTATCGTTTCAATAATCACGGGCAATGCTTCTACAAGCGCCGTTATTAAAGTAATGCCCGCATCAACAATACTCGGCAGTGCGTCAAGGAGTGTATCCAAAATCGCACTGATGATTTTTGGAATTGCTGATACGATTTTCTTTATAATCGTAGGCAACGCCTGAACCAAAGAGGTAATGAGCTTGACTCCTGCGTTGATAATCTGTGGGATTGCGCCTAATATTGCAGATAGCAACCCCTCGATTATTTGCGGTATCGCAGCAACGATAGCGTCAATAATGCTCGGCAAAGCTCCGATAATCGATGTAAGGAGTTGTACTCCTGCGTCAATAATCTGCGGAATCGCACCGAGCAAGAACTGAATGATAGAGTCTATCACCCTCGGCAGAGCTTCAATTAGCACGGGAATTGCGTCAAGAATGCCTTGCGCCAAGCCCATAATAAGCTGAAGTGCTGCATCAAGGATGAGCGGCAGATTATTTATAAGAGTTTCTACGATTTTTACGATAACTTCCACGATTGACGGAATCAACTGTGGAAGTGCCGCCGCAATGCCACTGACAAGCGTAATAATCACTTGCAATCCCGCATCAATAAGAAGCGGAAGTTGGTCTATAATACCATCCACTAGGGAAAGCACAAGTTGCAAGGCACCATTTGCTATTTGCGGAAGTCCCGAAATCAACGCATTTAATATCGTGAATATAATTTCGGTTGCCGAATCCACGATTATCGGAAGATTGTCAACGATGGCAGAGCCGATCGAGGTCACCATCGTAGTTATCATATCTAAAAGCACCGGAAGATGCTCCATAAATACGTCGATGACCTTTGGCAGAATATCTCCGATGACATCCGCCATTTTAGAAAGGTCTCCGTCCGCATCCTTTATGCCGTTTGTAAACTCACCTAGAAGGCTGACACCATCGGTTGCAAGGTCGGTAAGGACGGGTAAAAGTATAGTTCCTAGTGCG